AAAGTGTATAAGGACGAGATTGAGAAGCAGCTTTATAAAGAGTTATATTCTCATCTAGGTCTTCAGTTTGGAGGTTAATTATGGAAAGCAATAACAAAAATAGTCTTGGATATGAAGTCGGACAAGCTTTGGCTTTTGTAATTGGAGTTTGTATTGCGGCTATTTTAGTCGCTTTGACTGTGAAACTTATCCTGTGGATTTTGTGATGCTCACAACCGAAAGGAGAAAAACATGAACGAGCAAATTATAGCCGTTGACTTCGATGGCACCCTTTGCGAAAACAAATGGCCGGAAATCGGAGAGCCAAATACTAATCTTATTGGTTATCTCATTGAGATGCGGAAATCATTTGGCGCTAAGATTATTCTATGGACTTGCCGCGTTGGAGAAATGCTTGATAAAGCTGTGAACTGGTGCTCGGAACACAGACTTGAGTTTGATGCGGTCAATGAAAATCTTCCTCACATCGTTGAACGTTTTGGCAGTGACACGCGAAAGATATTTGCGAATGTGTATATTGATGATCGAAATTTCTGGTATAATGACAAAAAGGTTTTATATCTTTGCGATGGTGGACAGTGCGAGATTTGTTCAAATGAATGTAATCATACAACTGACATTGACCATGCTAAAAACTTCAATAAGAAATTTGGCTTGTATGTAGAAAAGGAGGAATAAAAAAACAATGATGTTTAAATTAGAACAGATTGGCGAAACACATACTGATGAAACTACTAATTTTAAAGTTGTTTTAGACAAGCCGTATACAGTTTCGAGTTTTATTGATACGGTTCTAAAAAACACGTCCGATTGGGGATATATAGGTATTAAAAACCAAAATTCATTTTTTGGAGATCCTTCTTGTGAATATAGATACGGAAAACTTCTATCTGCTATGCCTCAAGAATATTTAAATCGTGAAATCAAGGAGGTAACATCAAGCGGTGGTTGGACGCGTATGGATTATATTTTAACTCTTAAGTAGTTCTCAAGGAGGTAAAACATGATTAAAATTGAAAATTCCGAAGTTATGGGCTGGGAACACGCTATTCGTGGTATGCGCAACCCGATGAACTCTTGGGAGAAGAGTGATAGCGACTATCGAAAATATCTAAGCCAAAAATGCGACGAATGCGGTAAATACAACGTTCCCGACGAAAATAGTTGTGATGGATGTTGGGTTGATAATTACAAATTTCCATATAAGGGCTTTATAGTTGGCCCCAATGATTTCGATTTAATGACTCGTCTTCGTAACGCCGGAACTGACCATCGAAAATTCATGCGGATGATTGTAGTTTATCTCGATATTACTGCTCCGCTGTACTGGTGGAAAGAATTTGATACCTACAAGGTGGGAACAGTAGTTAATTCCTGCTCTACCATGCATAAAATTGCGGATAAGGAGTTTATGTTGGAGGATTTTGGTCACGAGCATCTCATTGATTATGATTTATATTCTTGTGATGAGGTTGACGGACCTGTAATCGATGGCGCTCCCCACGTTGGGTGTGGTGGGGTTCAGTTACTTAATCTAACAATTAACGTTCTCAACTATTACAGGAATAAGTACCTTGAGACCAAAGACAAGAAATACTGGTGGCAGATGATCCAACTTCTTCCCTCTTCTTACAACCAGAAACGAACAGTCATGCTCAACTATGAGGTTCTGGCCAATATTCATAAGAGCCGGCGGAACCATAAGCTTAATGAGTGGCATACATTCTGCGACTGGATTGAAGAGCTGCCGTACAGTGAGATTATTACGGGTTATGAGGAGGAGAAAAACGAATAATGAAGAATCTAGTGATATTTTCAGCCGAAGAACTGTACGAGTTAATTCACGACAATCCTGTTGTTGATAAAAATTCTGACACTATTTATATGAGTACAGACTGCTATGAAAACGGTGGTTACAAAAACTTGGCAGATGAGGCTTAACTGTACGAAAAACGCATCTCCTATTGTGAAAGGAGGTAATGCTATGAATTATTTTCTAGCAGTGAATGACAGGCAACTCGGCACTTGTTTGAGAATGCTGTTTGCTGAAGGAATTCAAGGAATTGTTCAAGTTGTGCTAAATGACAAGAACAAGATTGAATTTCATATCAGCATTGCAGCAGACGATAATTTGCTCGAGAGCCTGAAGGAACGCTATACGATTCTAATTTCGTAAGCTACTCGATTTCAAAGGTAAAGGGGCCTGACAAGCCCTTTTACTTTTATGCTTTTTGTGATAAAATATACTTGTAGATGAGGAGGCGGTGCCCGTGAAAGTTAAATCTAAAATGGTTTGTCCTGTTCGTCAGAAAGATGGAACATGGACAACTGTTATTAAAGAATTTGAAGAAGACATACCGGATCTCGGACGAGAAGAACTCATTTGCAATAAATGCGGACGACCAGATTATCCGAAATGTAAGGAAACAGTTTGCAAAGCTTGGATGTATCATAAAGCAAAGAAAAGGGCTGAGGATTAAACCTCGGCTCTTATTTTTGCGCTGAAAGGAGATAAAAATGAGTGATTACGGTGTAAAAGAAACCCAGTGTACACGCTGCGGACACAGAGAAGTATGCTCTCTGAAAACAGAATTTCTCGAAGCTCAGAAGGCAATTGATGAAGTATATGTAAGTCGCCCTTGCGAAGATGGCAAAAAAGTAGGCATGATTCGCATCCGTGATATAAAATACATTGAGCCAGTCGAACTTCACTGCAAACACTACATATCCAACACAGGAGTGAACATCAGATGACGGATAACAAAAAGAGAGGCAGACCGAAAGCTATAAATCCGAGAAGTAAGCAGTATCGTATTCGTCTAACAGACGATGAATGCGAAGCCCTAAAAACTATCGCCAAAAAGCATAATCTTTCTGTAAGCAAACTTATTCGTACCCAAATAATTGAAGGTGAATATCAGATGACAATTAACGAGTACCAGAAAGCCGCCTACCGTACTGCCAATCAATCCCTGACCGACTCTCAACAGCTCCAAAATGGACTCATGGGCCTTAATGGCGAGTCTGGAGAGTGCATTGATATTTTGAAAAAGTATCTCTTTCAAGGACATGATCTCGATAAAGCTCACATCGCCAAAGAGCTTGGGGACGTGGCTTGGTATCTTGCGGTGAGCGCACAGGCTCTCGGTTTTGATTTGGAAACGATTTTGCAGATGAACGTGGAGAAGCTAAAAGCGCGTTATCCTCATGGATTCAACGCCGGACACAGCCAACACCGTTCTTCTGGTGATATTTAAGGAGGACATCATGTGGAGCAAAGAAACAATTAAAAACAAAATTTACGCCCTGGTGCTTATCGGCATCGGGGTTCTTTCTATTTTCCCGGAAAACGACGCCACTGCTTGTATGTTCTTTTGCATAATCGGGGTACCTTTGTTCTTCGCTAAGGAAAACTGGATTATGAATGGAGGAGGTTCCGATTATGTATACGAAAAAAGCCGGAGGGAAAGTGTACGGAGCGCATCTGACTGCCGCCGAAAAGAAAGCGATGGATATCGAAATCCGCAGACAGCTCGCAGAGTACGATCTCAAACACGCTAACGAACTTGACGCCATGATCTTATGGCATTTGCATGAGGAATTTGGTTTCGGGCCGAAGCGTCTGAAGCAGTTCTATGACACTTTTGCCGTAAGATTGAACGAACTGATTAAACATTATGAGATGACTGATTCTGATATAGTTTGGCTGTGTACGTACAAGCTGAAACAATACGGAATCGACATTGAAGAATGGAACAAACAAAGGAGGGACTGATGGGTATCGCTAATCGTGAAAACAATCCCCGAAAGAATTCGGAGGGATATTCTGATCCAACGGCTTTCGAGGCTTTGCGGAACATTGATAAGGAAGACGAAAGATTTCACAGACTGCTTCATACATTATTTTATATCTGTGAGCTTGCTGATTTCCAAATCGAAGGCCGTATTGTGTTGATTGACAAACAGACCGGACGGGTTTGGAGATGAGAAAAACGTCCGTACACTCTTTGAAAATCTGCAAAATTGTGGCCACTTTTATTTTTAAGAAAGTGGGCTTTGACCAATTTTGGGGAAATTTTGGAGCTTGTACGGACGAAAAATCTCATTTTTGGCCAAAAAAAGTGGGCAAAAGCCCGGTTTTGCGAACCAAAAGTGGGCAGAAAAAATCGGGTGCATTTTCTGAAAACAGCACTTTTTTGGCCATTTTTGGCCATTTTTGGCCGATTTGCGCAAATTAGGTGTTGAAAAACCACTAAAAAGCCCACTTGCCCACTTTTATTTCTTATTTAATTGCGATAAAAAGTTTTAATATTTAAATAAATAAGGCGAACAAAAGTGGGCATTTGGCCACAAGCCGGAATTACATACCACAAACCAAGCAAAAAGTCAAGTGGTTTGCAAATAAAGTCCTTTCTTTATTTTGGCTTTTGTG